TGCCGGTAGCAGTCTCAGCCACCGCACCTTGGATTTCTTGGCTTGCGCTAACGCTATCCGCACCAGAAGCCGTCTCGGCTACATCGCTGTAGAAAGCAAATGCTGCCTCTGTTGCGTCTGCCCCGGATGCCGTCTCGCTGACCGCCGCGTTGGGGTTAAACAGGGCAAGAACTTGATCCAGACCGGAGGCAGTTTCTGAAACCTCCCGGTTGTATTCGGCCTGAGCCGCTACGCTGTCTGCGCCGGAAGCGGTTTCCGCAACGGATCGGGCGTATTCTGCACCGGCAACAACCTGATCTGCGCCAGTGGCTGTCTCACTGACAGCCCCGTAAATCTTGACTACCCCGGCAATTGCATCAGTGCCGGTGGCTGTCTCTGCTACAGCAGGCTGAACGGAAACCGAAGCGGAAACGGAGTCAACGCCTGTCGCTGTCTCAGCGACATCGCGGTCATATACCGATTCACCCCAACCGGCCTGACCCCAGGTGCCTGAACCCCATCCGCCTTCGGCCACGGATCATCCTTTAGGCGGACAGGCTGAAGGTGTACGTCACATTCAGAATGTCGCCAGAAACCACCGAGCGATCACCGGGAGCAGAGAAGTCAGCCGCCGAGAACAGCGTGCCGGTCGATCCACCCTTGGTGTTGTTGGAGGTCAGGAACGCTCCACCAACCGTCGTCGTACCGTTGATGGTGAACACGGCCTTGCTTGCGGTGTTGGTTACCACAGAAGGATTGGCGTTCGTCGCAGCAGCAAGCGTGGCAGTCGGACGGTTGGCTTCGCTGTAGTCCGTCACTTCGGTCCAACCAATGTGCGAAGACATGGTGTCTCCAGCAGCAGGAGTGTTGGAGGCACCGGCACCATACAGACCCAGATACCAAGTGGTGATCTGAGAAGTTGAGGTCAGGGCAGAGCCTGCCATGTACTGAAGACCGACGTTGACCACGAGGTTGGGCGTCTCAGCAACCCACTTGAGGTTGCCATCTTTGTCGTAGCACTCAACGGTGTACTTGCCCGTTGCCTTCGCGCCCTCGGACGATCCGGTGTTGGCAATCAGCCCACCGCCAACGATGTCAGTGGCCTTGGCCTTTTCGATGCTCATTTGATGCTCCTATGCAATGCGGATGATCGCGTTGGTGCTGTCCGCAACGGGAAACTGCACCTGAAAAGAAGTGACAGCGGTTTTATCGCCGCCAAAGTCCAACACACAGACGGTCGGATTCCCACCGCCAACCTTATAAATCAGCGCCCCACGGCAAGTAAACGATGCCGGGTTCCACGTGACGTTACTGAAAGACAGATACGCCGTTGTGTTACTTGGGTCTGAGCCTGTCGTTGGGGCGACGCTGACGGTCAAAACATTCCCACCCGTGGTGTAGCCACCACCAGAAGCGACTTCGCTTGCCGTTGTGTACGCAGCCGTAGTCGGCCCAATACTGGCACCGCCCGTGTAAAGCGCCATCTTGAACGTGTCAGTGCTGAAGTTGAACTGGCCAGAGGCCAAGCCCACCTTGAACTGATTGGTCGCGCCTTGCTCGATGGGCATTACTTGACCCCGTTATTCTGCGGCAGCGGAGCCAGACGCGACTGGCCACTGCGGTACGCATCGCTGCGCTCCAGACCATCACCCAGACGCTTGGCGAGTTGCAGGGCTTCCATGTACTTCTGGTTGTACAGCGCGAGCATGTCCTGCTCACCCTTCATGTAGGTGTAGGCTTCGACGAGCGAGCCGTACAGCAGCACGGTGTCAAAGTTATCGCCTAGCCAAGTCTGGCCGTTTGCAGCCACCGTGATTGACTCGGGGTAGTAGAAGTAGTGAAGCTCGATCTCGTACGACGCGTCGGGCGTGGGGCCAAGAATGAAGGTCAGTTCATCTTCGTTGTCTGAACGTGGGCCAAACAGTGCGTAGTACCGGGGGATCGCCTTATCGGTGCTCGGGTTCGGATACGCCTGCCGGATGAAGTTCACGTCTTTGTTCAGCAAGTACTCGTACGACCCCGTGGCGTCAATTGCCGCCATCGAGTACACCGCCAAGAAGTCTGACGGGCACTGAAGGTACTTGTTGTTTGCCGTGGTATAGCCCGTGACGTTTTTGCGAAGCGACGGGAACTGAACCGTGTTATAGATGCGCTGCTCAGCTTGTTGAACGAAAACGGGTATCTGAGCAACGAAATCGCTGCTCGGGTTTTCGGTATACGCCTGGATGGCGTTGCTGAGTTGCGTGTAGTTCACGCCATCGGTCCCCTGGCCATCGTGCCCTTGGTGGCGCAGCCAGTACCACGGATTTTGATACCCGAAGTCTTAGTCGGCTTGTACTCGTTAGAGTGCATGTTGGCCACGGACACGTCCATGCGGAGTGCCTGCTTGATGTCGTCAGCGCCAACAACTGGTGTGGCCACCGGCTTGGGAGTCTTATAGGTTGCCATGTCAGACACCTTTCTGCTTGCGGCCAGGGTTCATCTGGTTGGCCACCTTGGCCAGACCACGACCCATCTTGAGCATGTCGCTGTTGGTTTTGCCACCAGCACGCATCTTTTTAGCGTGCATGCGCTGCTCGTGCGCCTTGACTTCGGCCTTGGCCACTTTCTTCATCGCATCCATTTTTTGCTCCTATGCCGTCACAACCGTGACTGTACCAATTTGAATCGTTAACACCAAGTTATTTGGCGTCAAACCTGCATCAGGGCCACGTGAACCACCAACCGGATTCCAACCCCACTGGAAGTCACGACTGCCTTCACTTGGGAAACCAACCGCCTCCTGCGTGTTTGCCGTTGTGTCCACGATCTGTAGCCCTGTATTGCCAGACTGCACGTAACTTAAATCAGGACGCGGATCACGCAAACCTTGCGGATCATCAACCGGGTACATGCCTAACTGCAACTGTGGCTGATCCGGATCCCAACAAGTTGGACAGACCAAGAGGTTGTAGTTTTTGGTCTTGATGATCTCTTTGCGCAGTTGCGTGAGCTTGAACCGAAAGTCGCAGCGGTCACACTGCGCAATCGCATTCTTGCCTGACGCAAACCGGTTGCCCATTTAGGTGCCACTCCCGATGTACATCTGCCGAGGCACAAACCGCACCGCTGCTTTCTCTTGATCCTCGCCTGCGGCAATCAGCCAAGCTTCGTCGTACTGGGCCTTGAGGATTTCTAAACGTTGGATGCCATCAGGAATCTTCAGCGCGATGTAGTACGCCAAACCTGCCACGAGGCAGGGCAGGAAGCGGAACGGCACGTCCATCGTCTTGATGCCACCACCGGCGTCTTGCGTGCGGCGCATGCGCCAGTAGACAAACTGATACGTCTGGCCAGGATTAGGCGTTGGCCAAACCGTGATGGACTGCTTCTGAGACAAATAAATGGGGGCGCTGGCTGCGTGGCTTGCCGCTGTAGTTCCGTCTTGGCCACGGCAACAGTTGAGAAGGTAGGCAGGGTTGCCGTTGGCAGCAGCCTGATACTCGTTATAGAAGATCAACTCCGTGCCAATGCGCACAAAGCCTGCGTTGGGAATGTTGTTGACCGACGATACCGGGATCGACGTGTCTGTGCTGTTGCATCCCGGAGCCGCCACCGTGATGCTCATCAGGTTTTCTTGCGCCGTCAGGCGTTGGATGTACACCTGAATCGGTCGGCCTGTGATCAGTTTGTTGGGAATGGTGGCGTAGGTGCTGACGCTGATCCGGGTGATGGTCAGGTCGGCCTGATTGGTGGGGACGTTGGCGTTGGTGCGGATGACGTGATCCAACAGGTCTACCGTGTCGTCCGGTAGCGCATATGTCGGTTGTCCCGCAGCCAAGGTGATAACGCGCTGCTCAAACGTCCACATGTTGACGCCGCGATTACCCCAATCAGCAAACAGCAGGTTAAGGCTACGACGAGCGGTTCGCAGGTCGTATCCGGTTCTGAGTTCCCCACCCGCACGCTCAAACGCCTCCTCGACGATCTCATTGAGATCGAGGTCAAAACTGGATACGCCAGAAGTAGTCATCTGAATCTCGCGGTCTTCTTAGCGATGGCCTTGGGTTGGGCTACGAACTGCTTGCCGGAGGCTTTGCCTGCTCGTTTTGCTCGGGTTGAGGCGGCGTACTCTTGGGGGGAAAGAGCCTTAATCGCAGCCTCTGGAAGATACCTTTCACCCGTGTCAGAAGATCGTTTACCACTTTTCGTCCTCCACTTTTGGGCCGTCCAGTCCTTCAATGACTGCTGCGGCTTCTTCATTTGCCCAACTTTTTCAGCGTCTGAGCCAGTCGAGCGCGTTGACCCATCTTGCCCGGAGCCTTCGCGGCCTTAGCCAGCTTGCCTGCGGGAATGGTCTTGCCTTCCTTAACGCCAAGCGACTTGCGCAGGGCACCAGGGGACTTAATCGCCTTCTGTATCCACTTCTCAGCCACGATACGATCCCCCTTTTGCCTTGTACTGCTTGGCCAGAAGCTGCGCTTTTCTTGCGCTCCACTGACCTGCCGCAGTGCCCTGCGTCGCCTGACCCTTGATCTTCTCAAACAGCGATTTGCGCATGCCGGGTTTGGTGTAGTTGCCCGCTTCGTTGACCTTTGACTTGGTGGTCCCGCCTTCGGCGTACATGTCAACGTCGTTCGGGTCATCCTTGCGTCGGATGACCTTCTTCTTGGGCATCTTGGAGGGGGCGATTGCCCCCATCCCCCGGCTCGGCATCATGGTTACACCATCTTTCCACGGGTCTTGCCGCGCATGGCACAGCCGTCTGCACGAGACGAAGCAGTACCACCCTTGGCCTTGGGGATCGGGTCAGATGCCATCTTCATATCGCGCTCCAACTTCCGACGTTCTGCCGGAGTCAGTTTGCCCGTTCTGTCGATGTTCATCTTTCCAAGACGCTGAGCTGGAGTAAGCGGCTTCGGAGCAGACTTCATGTCTTCCGTATTGGCAGGAACTTCCATACCTTCGCGGAAGACACCACCGCCATCGTTGTAGCGGCGCTTCATGTCAGCAGGTCTTTCCGCCGCGCTTCATGCCCAGAGGCTTCGATGCGGCCATCTTGACCATCGTGCCCTTGGTCTTTCCCTTGGTGGCCAGACCGTCGCGGCTAGGAGCAGCGGTAGGAACTGCGCCCATCTTGGCCTTGGTGATACCGCCAGAAGCCATCTTCTTCATGCCCTTCATTTCGGACTCCTCATGTTTGATCATTGAACGGGGAGCACCGGCCTTTTTCATAAAGCCGATCTCTTTCTTAACCATCGCCTTGGACTCTTTCACATCGCCACCTTTTGCAAGAACTGCCGATTTACCGTGATTGGTTTTCGGCTTGTTGATGGACTGGATGTCTGCTCGACTTCCAGAACCAAACTTACGGCCCTTATCGGCCTTCATGTACTCTGCGCCAACAGACTGAGGAATGCCCATGCGCTTGGCAGCGGCGGGGTCATTGGCCACCATCGCCATCAAGTTGTGCTGCTTACGACTAACTGAGGGCACTTCTCTGTTCCTTCATGTACGCGTCGAGCTTGCCTTCAAGACGATCCAACCGAGCGATCACCCGGTTCATGTCGTCGTGCACATCGCCCTTCGTGACGTACTCCTTGGCGACTTCCTCGCGTGTGCGGTTTAGCAAAATCTGAATACGTTTGACCTCTTCCGCATGACTCTTGACCACCCACAGAATGATGGCCGAGAGGAAAGAGAGGACTACGTTCCATATCAGCAGTTCCATGCCCGCAGACTCTTGTTAATCCTCGAATTCGGATCTTTTGCGGTTTTTTCGCTCGTCAACTTCTTTTTCATCCCTTTCATACGGGCGCAAAAAGAGTCGCGGCGTGGACCGCCCTCCGGTTGAGGTGCCTTCAGCCCTGGCTTCCCTGGATTCGCGGCGTTGTAGGAGGCTCGCCCCTTGGCGTTCAAGCCGCCCTTGGGGTTCTTTCCTTCCTTGCGCTGCCATGCCGGGGTCTTAGCCATAAAAAATCGTCGTGGTGACGTTGCTGACCAAGCCAACGTAGATACCGTTCTCGGCCAGGATGCCCTCACCGGGAATGATCACGTTGAACGCTGTCGGGTTGTACGAGTCGGCCTCCAACAAAAGATCGGCGTACATGGTCACCGCAGGGCTTCCAGTGATGGTGCCCGAAGCAGTGTCCGTAACCGTAAACGTGTTGGCGTTGGATACCGTCACAGAGTACACGTTGGTCGTTGCCGTGCCGCCAGTGCCTGCCGAGAAGGACAGCCACACGCGGTCGCCAGTAGCGAGTCCGTGCGCAGTGATGGTCACCGTGACTGTATTGGTCGAACGACCGTACGTGCCGGTCTGAGCCAGATTGTTGGCGTACACCGTGTTGCGCGCAGCAGCACTGGCATTGGCCGAAACAATCGCACCCTTGAGACGCGTACGGTAGGTGACCGCTACACCAGACGCACCCATGTGCGCTGATTTAACGTCGTATTGCATCGCCATCTTTTTGCTCCAATTCTGGTGCGTCTAACCTGTCTAGCAGCATCCTGTAGGCTTGAATCGTGGCTTGAGCCTGGATTTGGAAGGTCACCGCCTTCTGCATCTCACGCTCAAGCTCAGCAACTTCAGCCTCCAAGAATTCCTTGGTTATCTGCATCAGGGCGTGAAGGTGGCGTAAGCGGGGACGTAATAGGGCGTGCCGCCAATGGTCACCTTGATGACCTTAGAAGGCGATGCAGCCACCGCACTGGCAGTAGGCGCAACCGTAGCCGCAGGGCCAGTCTCGATGTTGATCAGGTTCTGAACTTCACCGGTCTGAGAGCCGCTGTCGGTCACGCGAATGAACGAAGAGGCCGCGCCCAGAGTGACGTTGGTGCCGTAGTCGGTGTCCAGTTGCAGAACAGCCAACGTGCCGCCAGGAGTGGTAGCCGTGCCACCCAACGTGGCGCGGATGGCGTTGGCCGCACCAGAGATGGTGCCCGTGGTGTTGATCGACGTGCTGATGTGAGCGCCGTTGATCGTGCCGCCCGTTGCCGCACCTGCACCAGTAACGACGGAGAACGCACGCAGCGTCTCGCCGGAGCCAGTCGAGGTAAATGCCAGACGGTTGTACGACAGGCGGGTGTCGCCCGTCGTAGCCGAAGTGGTGGCGTAAGACGAACTGATGTTGCCAGCGGTCGTGACGGAAATGGGACTAGACGCAGTGCCGCCAATGAAACCATTGTTCGACGCAACTGGGCCGGAGAAGGTAGTGCGAGCCATCGCATATTCCTCAAATTGCGCTTGCTGTCTGTGAGGTCAGTCCGCCAAGCCGGTCAGCAAGCAGGTTGGAATCTTGGGACTGTCGAGTTTATACACCCGCCAGAGAAAAAAGAAAAGGGGGCCGAAGCCCCCTTTTTCCCTACCGGATTAGGCTCCGGCAGAACCCCAAATTCCGAGCGGATCGCTCCATCCAAAGCTGTAGCGCTCGCGGGCCTTGTAGCGCACGTTGCCGGTGTCGAAGTCACCGTCCATCGAGGTGCCCATAGCGACACGCTCGAAGTGCTTCAGACCGTTGGGCACGTCCGTGGTCAGGAACCAGGCGTTGACGTCGGTCAAGAAGTGGTTGACGGTGAAGCCACCAGGGATCGCACCCATCTGCTTGATAGCGTTGATGTCGTTATCAGCAGTGGCCACGCGCAGTTCGGTGTCAAGCAGACGCTTGGCAACGAACATCAGGCTGGGCGGAATGACCAGCTTGACAGGCTTGGCGGCGATCAGCAGACCGCGTTCGTCCGTCCACGCTGCGATCTGAATCACAGCGTTTTCGAGCGAAGTCTCGTTCAGGTCAACACCAACGGTCGGGCTGTTGTAGTTCACACCACCGGAAACCAGGGGGTGACCCACGCGAGTGGCCGAAGAGTTGACGCCGAACAGCGACACGCCGTCACCACCGGGGTAAGCGCCGTTGAAGCCGTTGTTCAGAACGGCAGCGGCCTTAACCTGCTTGGTGTAGGACATCGCACGGGCCAGAGCCTTGGTGTAGCGGGCAGACAGACTGTCATACAGGTTGTCTTCCACTGCTTCCTCGGTGATCGAGAA